TTTTTTTTTTTCAAGCAGAAGACGGCATACGAGATCATGCCTAGTCTCGTGGGCTCGGAGATGTGTATAAGAGACAGAGGATGTGGAATGAGGAGTGAGAGAGTATTGCGCGGGCTGGTATTATTTATTCTCATTCTGCTGGCGGTTGTCGTGACGGTACAATATTCGGCTGCTCAATATATGGAGGACGTACTCTCCGGCAAGCAGGTTGCCTGCAAATGGGTCAAGCTTGCTGTCAAGAGACATCTGAACGATCTCGAGAAGGCAGAGAAAAGAGATCCGGATTTCCCCTACTATTTCGATGAGGCGCAAGCTAAGAGGGCAATCGATTTCAAACAGGAGCTCAAACATACACAAGGCGAGTGGGCGAATCCGCGCCTGCATGATCCGAGGATCCGGCTCGAACCCTGGCAACAGTTCATCGACTGGAATCTGTTCGGATGGCGCCGGAAAGAAGACGACTGCCGGCGATTCACGAAATCTTATGTGACCGTTGGGCGAAAGAACGGGAAGACCGTCGACGCCGCTGCCACGGCCAACTACTGCTTTTACGTGGACAGTCCGCGAGAGATCGGACCCGAGGTCTACTGTGTCGCGACGAAGAAAGAGCAGGCGAGGAAAGCCTGGGATGAAATGAAGGGACAGATTGAGAAACATCCCTTCCTGGACAACAAGACCCGGATCTACAAGCAAAACCACACAATCACCATTCCCGGAACGGCATCCGTTGTAAGGATGCTCGGAAAGGATTCTAAGACTGAAGACGCTCTGAATCCACATTTCGTTATCGTCGACGAGTACCACGCGCATCCGGATAACTCGATGCTTGAAGTCATGGAATCCGGTATGGGAGCGCGTCAACAGCCGCTCATATATATCATTACGACATCCGGTTTCGATAAAAGTTGCGCCTGCTACCAAGAGGAGCATCTCCTAGCGGAGAAGGTTCTCGAGCGGTCGATGGAGCCGATACCCGAGAGTTTCTTCTGTATCATCTATACCATCGACGAAGAGGACGACTGGACCGATCCGAAAGTTTGGATCAAAGCAAATCCCAATCTCGGTGTGTCAGTGAAATGGAGATATCTGGAGGAGAGAATCCAGGAAGCTCTCATATCGCCGGCAAAACAAAATAAGATCAAGACCAAGAATCTGAACATCTGGACTCAAGCCGAAAGCCGCTGGATTCTGGATGATGTATGGAAGGCCTGCGGTTTCCCTGTCAAGGAAGAAATACTCAAAAGACGAATTTGTTTCCTGGGCCTGGATCTGTCGGCCTCTCAAGACATAACAGCCGAAGTCTTATGTTTTCCTCCCGAGGAAGACGAAAACCTGTATCAGTTTCTTTATCGGTTCTTCATCCCGGAAGAGAATATCCTCGAGAAGGAGCGCAAAGATAAAGTCCCGTATTCCTACTGGATCGAGAAAGGCCTTGTGATTGCGACTCCAGGGAACGTCATAGATTACGACTTTATCGAACAGCAGATTTTAAACGACGCAAAAGAGTACGAAATAAAGGAGATCGCCTACGATCCTTGGAAAGCCCAGGAGATCGTCAATCACCTGAGCGAGGCCGGTTTTACTATGGTTCCGATCTATCAGCGATATTCAGGCATGGCACTGCATACAGATACTTTTGAAAAAAAGGTTTTAGGAAAGGAAATCGCGCATGATGGGAATCCGGTCATGAGCTGGATGGTGTCCTGTACTGAGGTCAAGAGTGACCGGCAAGGCAATATCATGCCGATGAAGCCACGACGGGAAACGACAGGGAAACGGATCGACGGGGTGACGGCCTCGATCATGGGCCTGGGAAGGGCTGTTATTAACATGGAAAAGAAAGTAGAGATATGGGCCGTATGAAACTGACTAAACGTATTTCCCGCGCAATCAGAGCTCTCAGAGCCGACGATCCCGGATTCGACGATAAGTGGTGGGAAATACATGATAACATGACGAAGGCCGGAACGCAGGTCGGCGAGGTCTCTTCGCTCAGCATTTCGGCGGTCTTTGCTGCGATGAATATTCTTGCCGGTACGGTCGCAAGTCTGCCAAAGGTAGTCTATCGCCGATTGAGAACCGGCGGCAAGGAACGGGCCTTCGATCATCCGCTTTACGACCGCTTGCATAATAAACCGAATGACTCGGGGCTTACCGCCTGGCAGTGGATCTATACCTCTCTCTTCCATAAATATCTCTGGGGCAACTGGTACACATTCATCGACAGACCGAGTCATGGAAATCTGCGGCTCATGCCTCTTCTGCCGGACAGGACCTGGCGGGATGCGGCCAATCCGGATCTCTATATCACGAAAACCAACGGCAAACAGGTGAAGCTACCGCGCAGTCAGATGTTGCACATCCCACATATCAGCCTGGCCGGATTCTCAGGAAAGGGCGTAATTCATTATGCCCGAGAATCTCTGGGGATCACCAAGGCGATGGACGAGTTTGCCGCTGGATTTTTCGGACACGGCACTCATCCGGGCGGTTTCGTCGAAATAGAAGGCTCGATGGACGATGCAACCCGTAAAAGCCTGCAGAAGGAATTCAACGAGCTATATGGCGGATTGGGGAACATCTGGAAAGTTATCTTTATGAAGAACTCCAAATTCGAACCGCTGGAAGTGGACGCCGAAAAAGCGCAGGCCCTTCAGTCCCGGCAGTTTGGAGTAGTCGAGGTTGCGCGTTGGCTCAATTTGCCTCCGCATATCCTTCGGGATCTCACGCGGGCCACCTACAGCAACATCGAAGAGCAGGGCATAGATCTGGTCGTCTACTCCCTTCTCCCGCTAACCACGCAAATCGAGCAGGAGATGAACATCGTTTTCTTTGACGATGCGGAGAGAAAAGACCATCTGGTCAAGTTCGAGCTCAAAGGCCTGCTTCAGGGAGACATAAAGACTCGTACCGAATTCTATAAGGCCATGCTCGACCGGGGGGTCTTTAATGCGGATACAGTGCTCGATCTCGAGGACATGAATCCTCAGCCTAATCAACTCGGCCAATCTTATTTCATGCCGTTGAATATGGTCAACAAGGAGATGGTCGTTTCCTCAAAGCCTACGGGAATCCAGGGCAGGTCTCCGATCATTATGCTTCTCAATCCCAATAACAATCAGCTTAGTTTTCCTGAGACGCAGCGGCAACTCGTCTTGCCGGAATCCAGGAGCATATCTCTCAGGCGCCGACTCACGAATGCTTACAAAAAAAAGTTTGACGGCTACGGTCAGGAAGTCGTAGGCCGAGAGACCGAGGCGATTCTCGCCGCAATCAAGGAGACGCTTTCCGGTCGAGATACCGTAGAGTTTCTACAGTGGCTAGATGAGTTTTATGAGAGTTTCGGTCAGGAAGTGGACAGCCTCGCGGCTCCTCTTCTTTCTTCCTATGCGGATGCCATCCTTCCCGTCGCCCAGGATGAGATAAACAGCGACCTGGATATTTCTACGAGTTACCAGAGTTTCGAGAAAGACTATCAAGGCTCTCTGGTCGAAAGGCACCTACAATCTTCCAAAGGTCAGCTCCGCGCAGTAGTGATAGACGCCCAGAAAGCAGAAGAGAGCGAAGCCGAAGCGGTGGAGGAACGTCTCGCTGAGTGGGAAGAGAAGCGACCGGGAAAGATCTCTATGCGCGAATCGATCCGGGGAGAAAATGCGTTTGCCAGGTCCGTGTTCGCCCTGAGTGGAATCGTCAAGATCATGTCCGTCGCCCTCGGTAGCAAGCCCTGTCCTTTCTGTGTGGCCCTGGATGGAACGATCATCGGGATAGACCAGGTGTTTCTTCCGAAGGGAGATTTTCAACCGGATGGTGCGGAAGCGCCGCTAACCGTAACTCACAGCTGCAGCCATCCGCCCTATCACGATGGATGCGAGTGCGGACTGGTGGCGAGTTTTTAGGAGGAATGTATGTCTAAAGAAAATTTAGAGACAAGACCTTACCCGAACGAGCACAGTTGCCGGCTCAAGCCGCCCAACTATAAGAAATATGCTCGCAAGAACTGCTACAAGAAGCACGACGATAAATGCATCGACTTTATCTTCGGCATTATAAGCGCCGACGAAAGTGAGCTGCAAGCCATGAGATATCCGACGGATATATGGACCGAGGACGCGGCACGGGCTCACTGTAAAGAAAACGATGGAACTTTCGAGCCAGCTGAGAAAGAGGAGGATTCTGTGAAAGACAATGAGATTGAAGTCCGCCATATTCCTATGGGAGAGATGCGAGCGGTGACAGACGAAGACGGCAAAATGGTCGTTGAAGGTTACGCCATCGTTTACAACCGCGAGGGGGATATCTGGGGTGACAAAGAAATTATTCTCTCGGGAGCTGCTACGGAAGCGCTCAAAGTGGAGGATCAATACTACCTGTGGCAGCATGATCCGTCGATTCCCCTGGCGCGGAAGAAGATCGGCACGCTCACGGCGAAGGAAGATAAGGATGGGGTGTTTATCAAGGCGATCTTTCCAGACACGCAGAGTGGCAAAGACCATTATCAGGATATCGCATCCGGCCTGGTGGACAAACAATCCTTTGCCTTCCGGGTAGCGGATGATGAATGGAAGAGAGAAACGATAGACGGTATGGAGTTCTGGAAGCGTTACATCAAGAGATTTGCGGAGATTCCCGAATTCTCCGCTGTTACGTTTCCTGCTTATACAGACACGACTCTGCAGACTCGCATGAAGGACCTGGCCTCAAAGAATAAGCCGCAACCGGAGGCGTCCGGTGAGGCAGGCGGGGCGCCGCCGGAGATTCTGAAAAGTGTCAGGGACAACATCGAGATGCAGAGAAAATCACTTATGGAGGAAATAAATGGACATTAGATTATTGATGCGAAAGAAAGACGAGCTCCTTGGCAAGAGACAGGCGATCTTGGACAATCTCGTCAAGGAGGGGCGCGGCTATACCGACGAGGAGCGGGAAGAGGACGAGAAGCTCCAGAAAGAGATCGCAGATTACGATGAGCAGATCCGCAACGCCCAGGAGATCGAGCGGCAGCGCCTCGGGATTCCCGAAGACCAGGAGACACCCGGAACGCAGACAACCGATCCAGAGCAAAGCCAAGCAGATCACCAGCAGTGGACTTCTTTCGGAGAGTTCCTTCAGGCGGTAGTACGAGCCGGAGCATCTGGGGGAAGAGTGGATCCCAGATTGATCGCAGCCCCCGAAGAAAGGGCTATGGGCTTGAGCGAAGGAGTCCCTGCAGAAGGCGGGTTTCTCGTTCAGACAGACGTGATCACGGAGTTGCTCAAGCGGACCTATGAGGCGAGCATACTCGCATCGCGGGTGCGCAGAATACCAATCGGTCCTAATTCGAACGGGCTCATCTTAAAGACTGTAGATGAAAAAAGCCGGGCGACGGGATCTCGCTGGGGTGGAGTCCATGCTTATTGGGCTGCGGAAGCGGGACCCAAGACGAAATCAACGCCGACGTTTGGCGAGCTCGAGCTCAAGCTCAAAAAACTCATAGGACTTTGCTACACGACCGACGAGCTCTTGCAGGATGCCGAAGCTCTTGAAGCAATTATCACTCAAGCATTCACGGAAGAGTTTTCATGGATGGCCGATGAGGCCATTTTCACCGGCACCGGCGTAGGTCAGCCTCTGGGGATCTTGAATGCTCCAGCCTCGGTGACTGTCGCCAAGGAAACGGGTCAGGCAGCGAATACGATCCTCTATCAGAACATCGTCAAGATGTATTCGCGCATGTGGGGTCGATCCAGGCCGAATGCAGTATGGTTGATCAACCAGGATATTGAACCACAGCTTTTCACCATGAGCATGGCGGTTGGCGCGGGCGGCATTCCGGTTTATATGCCGGCCGGCGGACTTTCGGCCAGCCCCTACGGTACGCTTATCGGGCGTCCGGTAATTCCGAATGAGCACTCGGAAACCCTCGGCACGGTGGGAGACATCATGTTCGCAGATCTCAGCCAGTACATCATGATCGACAAAGGTGGAATTTCTACCGCATCCAGTATCCACGTCAAATTTTTGTATGACGAAACGGCATTTCGCTTTGTCTACCGCGTGGATGGGCAACCGCTCTGGAGCATTGCCCTGACCCCGGCAAAGGGATCGAATACCCTTTCACCTTTCGTGGCTTTGGCTACGAGAAGCTAATAAAAGAGCAGGAGGAAAAAGAAAATGAACGTAGGCGAAAGAATGGGATTGATGACAATCCTGCCGTCGGTGCATCCGATAGATTCTAACAGCGGGGTAGTTGCCGGCACATACATCAGCCTGAAAAGGCATCAACGATGCACAGTTGTTGTAAGTCTTGGGGTTATGGCTGCCGGTACTATCACAATCGAGTTATTGCAGGCGCAGAACGTAGCTGCGGGAGGAGCGAAGGCGCTCAATTTTACCCACGTCTGGCGGATGGGGGGTAAAGTCACGCATGGAGTTACAACCGGAGCTTTCCAGGTTGGTGAGGTCGTCACCGGAATTGGCTCGGGTGCTACCGGACTGATCCATGAGATTCACAACGGCTACATGGTGATATACGAAATTCTCGGCGTTTTCGTAGTGGGAGATGTGCTGACCGGAACTGACAGTGCCGCGGAAGCAACGGCAACATCGGCGATGCTTGAGTACGGACTCAACTGCCGGGTGCCTATGGCCGCAGCGGCCAACACCATTGCTTTGACAATTGCCGGCGAGACATACGAGATCGAGATAGACCCTGCTACCCTCGACATCAACAACGGTTTCGACTGCATGGTGGCTGGAGTAAGTGGATCGGGAGGCGCAAACCTCGTGGCGATCAACTACTTGCTGAGCAAGCTGCGCTACAAGGAAGAGCCGCAGAAAAGCGCCTATTACGATTAAATAGGCGAAGGACTGAGATTGAAACGGGATTGCCTCTTTTTGGGGCAATCCTGATTAACAGAGTAATTTTACTCAGGAGGGTTATATGGGAAACGCATTTATTGACGGGGCAGGCTTGAGAAAGCTGCTCAAGGGAAGAAAGGTCGAGCGGGCGACGGCAACTTTGCCGCAGACCACCGCTGCTCCAATCTTCAACATTCTGGGCGGTCGTGTTGCCATGCTTGGCATTTTGGGAGAGGTGACAACTGTTCTGGGTGCCGTTGGCAATATGAGCCTAGAGGCGAATCCGACTGTAGGCACTCTTGCTGCGCTGTGTACTGTCTTGGCTGCCGGGACGCTGGAGGCGGGTACGCTTATCAGCATCACCGGCGCTGTAGGAGATGCCATGCTAGGTGTTAGTGCTGGTGGTGTCGAAATGCAACGCAGTCCGGTTGTGCTGCCTGTCGGTACGCTGGATCTGCGCTTGAGTTTATCGAGTACCGGGTCGGTGAGGTGGACGCTGTTCTACGTGCCCATCGACGATGGCGCATCCGTAGAGGCTGCTTAAACCATGAGACGGTTTGAAAGAGCGACCGGCGACGGTGCGGTGGCTATTGCGCTTTCTCCGACTATCCCATACCAGGTCGAAGAGATGCGCATCCATCTGGATGCTGTGGGCGGTGTGGGCGCAGGCAATCTCATAATCAGTCTTGATGCTTTGGGGGGTCCGGTATACGACGTGGTATTTCTGACGCAGGACATGGCGGCCGTCGCAGATCTGAGCTGGCTGCCTACGAGACCGCATTCTTTCATAGCCGGAGATATATTCAAGGTTGATTTTGCCAATGTGAATGACAAAACATTCGGCATCGAGGTCGTCTGGTCCGGGATACCATGAGGAGTGATGAAAAATGAGACGAGTTAGTAGAGCAACCGGAGCCGCAGCTATTGCCTTTTCTCTTATCCCCGGCGTTGCTTTTCAGGTCGAGGAAGTGCGTATTCATCTCAGCGCAGCGGGCGGCGCGGGCGATCTTACCATCAGCCTCGATGCCCTGACCGGCGCGGACTATGATGCGGTGTTTCTGACTCAGGATATGACCCTGGTCATAGATCTGGTCTGGCAGCCGGTAAGACCCCATAACTTTGTAGCGGGAGACGGGCTCGCGATTGCCTGGGCTAACGCCGGCACGAAGACCTACGGTCTCGAAGTCATCTGGTCCGCGATGCCGTAAGGGAGATAGACATGCTGATAATCAACGGAAGGCCGAGAGAAGAGACGACAGCCTTAACCGCTGATGAAAAGTCTCCACAGAAACGACGACCGCCAAGGCGGAGAGAAGAGCAGTATGAAATGGCGGTGAAAGAAGCGCCGGAAAGGGCCGTCAAGCGAAGGTCGAAGAGGTAACACATGCTCGGAGGGATTCTCAGAATCAAATACACAGGCGCACAGGCGAGCTGCGTCCTTGCGGCGGACACCACGGCGGATACCCTTACCTCCTCGATAGGCGCGGCAGGTGCCGAGGCACCAGACGCCAACTTCGGCGTGGCAGGCGTACTGGATCTGACCCTGGTCGCCAACAACACTGTGGCAAAACTTCAGTCCATAATCAACGGCTATGCGGATTACAGCGCCGAGATCTATGACTACATCAAGAGCGACATCGACTCGGCCGGGATCCTGGACGCCGAGATTCAGGCAAAGAACGTCTGGGCTTACCTGCTGTTCGACATAGCAAGCGTGCTGGACACGGCGAATGCGCTCATCAGCTGGGCGTTTGCCAAAGCGATGCTGGAATATGAGGATACGCAGCAGACCGTCATAGAGCGGATCATCAACGCATCAAGCCGGACCGCCAATCGCGAGACATCTCGCCGGCTGAAGGCTAGGAGCTACGGCGAGATTCTCGACGGCACGGGAACGGACACGATCGTCCTTCCGGAATACCCGGTCAATACGCTTACACATCTATACGCGGATTCGCAGCGAGTGTTTGGAGCAGCCACGGAGATTCCCGCAACCGATTATGCCCTGTACAAAGAATCGGGAAGAGTCAAGCTGTATTCGGGCACATTCCCCTTCGGGATCAAGACCGTCAAGGCGGATCCCTTCGATGCCGGCCTCGGATACGGAGGCATGGCGATTCCCGAGGACCTGCAGTTCGCCGTACTTGAGACCGTCGGTTGGAATGCGAAAAGGATCCTGGGTGGCCTTGGCATAGGCGAGCGAAGCAAGAGCAGCGGGGAAGGGGTGAACGTCACTTTTGAGATTACCACTCCACTGAACGCTCAGAGGGTTTTCGAGCATTACGCACGGAGGCTGATATGAAAATGAAGATAACCATCGATGATCAGCTTTCTCCTCTTCTGCGGAACGTGGGCGCAGAGATGCCCCGGATACTCAACCTGATCGTGGCGTCCATCGCAAAAGCGCATAAGGAACAGGTGAAAGACAAGTATCTTTCCGGTCAGGCTCTCCAGGTGAGGACCGGAGCGTTACGGGACGCAATATTCTATTACAAGATCAAGCAGGGAGTTTGGGAAACACGACCGATCGGTAAGTTTTTCAACTGGGCGCATGGATTTGAAACGGGCATGACGGCAGGTCGAGGTGTCCATATTTCGCCGCATCCGTGGGCTACGCCCGCATTAAAGGACATAGCGGGCAGCGTCGCAGACAGGATCATAGAGGAAATCATCTCGCGTGAAGTGACAAGGAAGCTCAAATATGCCTGATTATACGCCCTTCGAAGATATGCTGTGGGCGCTCAAGGACATCGTTATTGCCAACGTAGGGGCACGTTTAGCGCTGATCAAAGCAGACAAGGCCGATGGGATAGCATTACCGGATTTTAAAAACTATGGCATGGGCTACCGCGACCCCTTCGGCCAGACCTTGTATCCCTATGTGATGTTTATGCATGACGATGCGGATATCGAGGATTCGGCAATCGGTGCCGAATACGACAGATTTGTCGCTCAAGTGATTTACGTTCTCAAGCATAAAGACCGAGACACCCTTGTCAAGATGGATTTTCGCTACGGCGAGGCGATCCGGGGTGTTATAAACGAAAACGATACCCTGGGGGGAGCGGTGCTCCGCGCCCAGGCTACGAAAATAAACTGGTATCCTGCTATGGACGACATGAGTGCGGGAGCTGTGAGAGTAGAGATGCTTAAAGAAATACTGGTCTAGGAGGAAACAGATATGCCTTCATCAAAAAACATTAAGTATACGATAAGCCGACCGGAGTTTACTCCCGGGACGGAGGAAGCGAGAAAATTCGTGATACCCGTTACCGCTTTAGGGGGCTTGGACAAAAAGGTCGAGCGAGGAGAGGATCCTGCGGTCGTGGGATCCAACATGCTTGCGGGGGAATATCCTCTCGCATTCGATATCGGAGGCCCGATACCACTCTCTCCGCGTCCTTGCGGTGGCTTTGCCGCGCTTCTCAAAAGTCTTTTGGGAAGGGAGGACATACCGACAAGAATCGGTGGAATCATGCGGGTGAGATATACCGGAGTATCTGCAAGCTGCAAGCTCGTCGCTGCAAGCGATAGGACTCATGGCTTTCAGGAATGCGATCTCACCGGCAAAACGCTTTCCACGGCGACCGGACTGGCTGCCACCACGCAGTATTATTTCAAAGTGACAGTCGACGGCGGAGCTGCGGTCGAGTATGACATCACGACAGGAACAGTGCTGACATACGATGTGATCATTCGATTGATGAACGAGGCCATGAACGAATCGGGCGCTTACTTTTCCCTGGTAGCCGGAGATCTGCGTTGCACCTCTCAAAGCGAGGCTGCGAGTTCGACAATAGTTCTGGCTGCAGGTGTTACAGGTCCTGATCTTTTTGCCGCCCTTACGGATTTTGTAGCTTTCGAAGCGGCTGTCGATGGCATCGCAGGAACCGCCATTACACTTGATTCTTACGTAGGCGCCAAGGGCGCCGAGGTGATTGATGCCGCCAACTTCGGCGTAGCGGGATCTTATGACCTTACTGATGGCGCCAACGATACGATGGCCGAGCTTATAGCTCTGATCGCCGCTGACACCGGATACGAAGCGGAGATACTCTTCGGTGCGGGCACCCAGGACACCCAGAATATCGTTGTATTCATGTACATCGAAGAGATGACTGTAACCCTAGCTACGGTTCTCGCCGACGAGACGATAACCATCAACGGACTGACCTTTACCGCCCATGTCGATACGACTACGCCTGCAAACCGGGAATTCGATATATCTGGTGATGATACGGCGGATGCCGGAGAGCTGGTTACCTGCATCAACGATCCGACCTACGGAGTGCCGGGAGTAACCGCCTCGAATGCGGGCGCGGTGATAACACTCGTCGCAGCAAACCCCGGAAGAGACGCCATAGTCGTTACGAGCGGTCATGACACTTTCGGCATTGCCTACACCAGCACGGCGAAACAGGGCAAGAATGTATGGGCTTATATCCTCTTTGTCGGCAATACTAGCACGGCATACGCTCATGTGTTCACGAGCGATCTTTCGGATGCCGAGAGGCCCGTGTATTCCATACAGAAGGACGGGTTTCACGACAATTTTCTTTATAGCGCTTGCGTAGCAAACAACCTTTCCCTCAGTGCCGCTCTCAAGGGCTTTGCAGATGGAAACGTCGAGCTCATCGGTTTTGAGGAGACAACCGGGCAGGTGCTTTCAGCTTTGCCGCTCGAGGACGTAGATCCTATGCGATTCCAGGGAGGCGGTTTCGCCTGGCAAGAGACGGACTATAACTATCTGCGCAGCATCGCCGTCAACATCGCCAACAATCACATGGTCGATGGATACGGGATCGCCAGTATGTACCGTGCTTATCAACAGAAAGGGATATTCGCTCTGGAGGGCGAATTCAACATTCGGTTAGATGCCACCACTTATGCCCAGAGAGTCAAATCGTTCGATGGCACGGTGACGGGGATGTCATTCTATTTTAAAAGCAAAGAGATCGAGACGAATATTCCCGAGATAATGCTGGTCGAGCTTCCCTACTGTGTGCTTTCGTTGTTTGACTTCCCCGAGAATGCGGGCGTGATCGATGCACACATGAGCTACAAGGCGCTGAATCCCAAAGGCACTTTGTACAACGATCCCGTCACGATGATTCTGGTCACTACCGATTCCATCCCCTATTAGGAGGTCGCTATGGCGGGAATCAACGATCTGAGAAACAAGATTAGCCGAAGCATCCAGGGAGAGAAGCACGAGCTTGCGGCTTTACCCGGTCTTTCGTTCAGACCGAGAAAGTACAGCTATCAGGGTGCGGAGGAAATCGCAAATTGTCAGGCAGAAATTCGCAAGATCGTCAAAAATCCTAAAGCTCTCAAGATACTCGGTCGTCTCGAAAAAAAGGGAATCAAAAACCTGACATTAAAACAGATCGCTGCCGAGCTGAGCGAAAAAGAGATGTTAACTTTTTTTGAGACTCTCGGCGAAATCGGCAATAGAAAGACGGCGCGATTATATGAGCTCATCTTGCTCTACGGAATAGGTGAGCACGATTTCAAGGACGACGAGGGAAAGCTGTGCGAGATCGACGAAGGGCTGGTCAAGACTCTATGCGAGTCCCGGGATATTGTGCTCGAGATGTCCGATGTGATTGAGGAGCATAACCGCCCTTTAGCATCGAGGACGTCCGGGACATTCGAGACGTCACAGAATGGATTGTAAAGGGAGAGAGCTTTGATGAAGAGACGGAAGACTATCCGGACGGCTCGAATCCATACGAGCTAATCGGACGGTGGGGTCCGTGGGCGAGGGAGTGCGTTAGATATATGTTGGATGAGAGATGTGGATTCAGGCGATTCAAATACGATCTTGCTCTTAATGATCAGCCGGCGATAGACCTGGAGATCTACGGCATTATCCGCAATAGATACATGCAGGTGCTAAAGGGAAAACCATCACATGGCTAAAGCCACGGTCCGAATAGAAGGGCAAGAAACAGTCTCGAAGGCCGCAAAGACATCTGAGCAAGGTCTTAACGGCTTACACAAACAGATCAACAAGGGCAAGAAGTTTCTCAAGGATCATGCCGTCGCCATAGGCGCAGTGGTTGCCGGTATGTATGCCATACATCGAGGTGTCCAGGACTGTATCCGGGCGTATCAAGAACAAGAAATGGCGGAGGCCAAACTAGAAGCAGCAATCAGGGCAACCGGCAAAGAAGGTGAGGTCTCTGCAAGGTTGCTGCAAGATCTCGCCAGCGAGTTGCAAGGCGTGACTACTTACGGCGACGAAGCTACGCTCTCCGCCCTGGCTATGTTGCAGCAGTTGGGTGATTTGAGCGAAGAGGGATTGGTAAAAATAATGCCTTTAGTGCAAGATTTTGCCTCTGCGATGGGTGTTGATTTAGAGACGGCAGCCAGTCTGGTCGGTAAAACGCTCGGAAGCACAACGAACGCCCTCTCTCGTTATGGCGTGGTGATCGATGCAACAGCTCCAAAAGAGGAAAAATTAGTCGAACTTGCAGAAGCGCTGGATGAAAAATTCGGCGGAATGAGCAAAACGCTTGCCGAAACATCTCTTGGCAGCATGAAGCAGTTGACTAATGCGTTTGGCGATTTGCAAGAGGCGGCTGGAGAAAGTATAGCCGAAGGCATGAAGCCGGTTACCAAGTGGTTGACGCTAGTTACTCAAAAAATAACGGACAGCGTCAACGAAATGAATGATTTGAACGAAGCCTTTGAGCTCCTCGGGAAAATAGCCGAAGGCGAGAAAAGCGATCTTGATGAGCTGAACACGGCAAGAGAAGCCCTTTTGAAACAGTTGGAAACGCAGAAGGGTTTACTAGGTACACTGACCCTCGCCCAGCAGGACGTCGAGGCGGCCGTTGCAGGAGTTACGGGAGTCGAGGCACAAAGGGAAGCGCAGATCAAAGACGGTATCGTTGCTCTAGAAGAAGAAATTGAATGGCTGGAACAGGTGATAAGGGTAGAGAAAGCTATGGCAACGGCAAAAGCCGAAGGAGATAAAGCTGAAGCGGATCGAATGGCAAAGGAGAAAAGCAATTTCGAAATTGTAAAAGAGATATACGACAAAACCGAGCAAGCCGAAAAGGATCTGCTTCTTGCTACCATCGCCCGGGTCGAAGCAATAGAGGGAACGAATGAAACGTTTCTTGAAATGAAGGAAGCGGCACTGGATTATCTACAGACACAACTGGAGGGATTTAAAGAAACAAAGGACAGTGTAGTTGAATTAGATACGGAACTAGAGGACATGACGAAGGACTATTACGATCTGCTCGACGTGGGAAATGTCAATCTCGACCTGGCACGCGAAATGAGTGACGAATATGAACGGCAAAGTGATTTAGTGGATGAGCTCGCGAGTAAACAGTTTGATCTTAAAGCTTCTTTTGAAGATATGCTGATGTCAGGACGCGATTGGGCGGATTTCTTGGCGGGTGAATTAGTAGATGCCTATACAGCCGGTTTTGAGGCATGGGGTACGATGATCCATGATGCCGAAGAAGGATGGGAACAGCTAAAGGAAGTTTTCAAAGACACGGGCCATACTATTTTGATGACTTTGTCAAAGCAGTTGATTGCTCAGGCCGCTTGGATGTTTGCAACGCTTAGACCAGCTATAGGATTTGCCGCTCTTGCAGCGTCTGCGGTTGCAGCTATCGCAGCAGGCTATGTTAAGGGCCTGGCAGGTGGCGGCTCTTTCGAGACGCATGGCCCCGAGCTCATCATGGTAGGAGATAACCCAGGAGGGCGTGAGCGGGTGGACGTTACGCCCGTCTCCAGTCCGAACAAGGCAGGACCAGAAAGCATAATTCATAATCATATCTATCTCGATGGTGAGAAGATTGTAGATTTCATAAACAGGGGAGTGCGAGATCACAAAATATTCGCCAATGTGACTGATTGATATGCGTATACTCTGGGATAACGAGTTCGATAAACACATGATCACACCGGCCTCCGAGCACGGCGGCTATCCCGCAACGAACGTGCAGGATACGCGCCTCTCGCGGTATACTCGCACGACGGCGGTGGATAATCAAACGTGGAAAATCAACATGACAGCAGCGCTGGAGTTTTCCTGCTGCGTTATTGCAGGGCACAATATAACCGCCGCAGCCACGATAAAGATACAGGCAAGCAACAATGACTTTGTGGCGATACCTTTTGAGTCGGTAATTCCCCACAACACGGGACACATGGTTCACTTCTTCACGCCCGGAGCGAGCTACAAAGATTGGCGTTTCTTTGTACATGATCCGACAAACACGGATCTGTATATCAAGATATCGAGACTGTTTTTAGGCACCTATCTGACGATCGAAAAGGGACCGTACAGAGAGTTTACTGACGAGCCGATAGATACGTCCCGGGCGACGACTTCGCAGACAGGCCAGGTGTACGGCGATAAGGGAATCGTGCTCAAGCGGTACAGCTTGGAGTTCAAGAAATGGACACACGCGATGGTCGAACAGATCAAAACCATGTTTGAATCTGTGAAGATGGTCGATACTTTTTTTCTTCTCATCGATGAAAACAATCAAGACAAGCTCCCTCCGTTGTATTGCAGGATAGAGGAACACGCAGGATATTCTCATTTGTCATACTGGCAATACAGGGGAAGCATAACTTTTCTGGAGGCGCGATAAATGGCTGGTGATATTATTCCTACGCCGGCAAACGGCGCAGCGGATTGGAGCGATTTTCCGGTCCAAGTTGAGAAGCAGCGGGCGGGCTTTCAAGCAATTTCTCTCACTCATTTTGACGATGCCCTCGAGCCGGAGATTGCGGCGGGATCTATTAAGGAGATAGGTAGCGCAATCGCCAAGTTCGACATCAACGAGCCGATCACCGGCTGGGGTGCGATCGGAAACGATAACGACGTGTATATCAAGCTCGTGCCTGCTCCTCCGATCGTAACGGCTGAGTTCACGACAGATGTTCCGGTTTGGAGCCACACAAAGCAAGGCTGGTATGGGGTTGGTGGCGCGGCGACCCATGTATACGTCGGCGGACTCTATAAGGATGGAGCTGGAGACTATACGGCAAAATACTTTCTCAGGAATCCTCAGAGAGAAAAACTTACTTCTCTGGAGATTACTGATCAAGGGATTGAAACGATCAATATTGCGAACGGCGCAGTTGCTCAGGCTAAACTAAAAACAGCTCAAAGTGAAGTTAATAGAGCTGTTACTGGAGGTAATGTTGCTCTTCCTGGTGGTGAATATGGTTTTTACCCTCGTACGAAGGTCTCAGCTGGTAGCGGTGATGCCCAAATTGCTAATGGAACAACTGCTACTTCGTACACAACAACAATTCACTTACAGCCATCTGGAGGAAATACTGTATATGCTCAACAACGATATGTGACATCTTCTGGTCCTATAAAGTGGATTTTTTTCCTACGCGACAAAAAGATAAAACAAGTTGTTGCGACTTATATGGCGGAAGATCATCCTTGTTATGGGAATGGTGGTGATCCACAATTATTGCCACATCCTTTCATTGATTTTGATTCGAAGACACAAGAAATAGTTGTGCTAAATCCAACCGATGATGAGTGGCAAGAAATCATAGACAACTGCTTGACTGAAGATCGTATGCTCGATCCTTCAAAATCTCTCTGGGAATCATTTTGTGAGTTGTTTGAAGTCGATGAGAAATCTAAGAGTGATTATCCAGACATAGACGTTATGATTGGATTGAACATAAGCGATCAACCAGTTAAAAGACGAATAATAAAACCCAAGATGGTAGCAGTCAAGAAAATTAAAAGATGAGATGAGCAGTTTGACGAAATATCTGAACGGTTAAGAGAAGAAATGCCTTTTACGACTTTTAAAAACAAGCCTTTTACTCGCAAGATAACGCTCTTTGAGGTTGATCTATCGGAAGTGCAGTCTTTCTTTCTCAATGACGAGCCGGGTATTTGGAAGTTCACATATCAAAATTATCGCGAGGGCGTGACCTGCAATTTTATGAACGGTGCTTTTTGCTATGGTCCTTTCAAGGGTACCGGCACGGGCGACTACGGCCTGAATGGCGTATACAAGAACATCTCCAGTCTGATGGTCAACAAGAAGCAGTACAACAAAGTCACGACCAAAGGCAATCTCAGGCTCACCAACAAGAGCTTTCTGTTTGACCCGGTGTCGACAATCATATATGTCCACTTCGATGATTTCAAATCCTACAGCCTATTTATCATAATAGAGTTCGGCTTGCCGAGCAAATACAGCAATCAGGACATTTATCTCGACGATCAGCTTTACGACGGACGCATTACTTCTTTGCCCAATCTGTCAAAAAAGAAAGATCCGCTGGCCTTTGGAGTCATACAGTATGGAGGCGGCGCGATAGAGCTAGACAACAAAGATGGAATGCTTGACAGGCTCGGAGATCTGAACGTCTTCGGTCATGCGGCCCGGTTGAAGATCGGCGGCGACGATTTGCTTTACAACCAGTACATGGATCTGTGGAAAGGGCTTGTCGAAGATTTTGAGATAAAGACGGAGAAGGCATCCATTCGCCTGAGAGACGGCAGGGCGCAATTCTCCCACAAGCTTCCTATCAACGTTTTCGATCTGGCGACGTATCCGAATATCAAAAGCCGGAACGCCAACAAGCCCCAGCCGATCGGTTACGGTTCGATTGTGAATGCGCCCGTTATGTGTACGAACGAAGACGAGGGGGTGCCCGCCAGCTATAGCTTTAAGATTTGCGACACGATCTATCACAGCATCAAGGCCCAGGATCCCGTGGTGCGTGTTGATGGGGTGGAAAAGGCCGAGGGCGGATTTGATCCCGCAACCGCGACTTTTACCCTTGCTTTGGCGCATTATTCGCCAGGTCAAAAGGTGACCGTCGATTTTCAAGGATATGATGATTCAGCCGGAAAAGATGGTTCGGGCGATTTGATTCAGAACGGCCTGGATATAATCGTAGACATACTGAAAAACTACCTGGATATCACCTACAGTGCAGACAACTATGACACGGTTGAATGGACTGCGGCGAGAGCGCAGATCAAAAATGCCGCCCTATGGATCGACAAGAAAAAAACAGTCGCAAATATGATTGAAAAGATTTGCCTGTCGAATTTCGGTTACTTTCTGGAGAAGAACAGCGGCAAATACACCTTTCGCATACCTGATGAAACGGCAGAGGCAGAAATCATCATAGAGCAGGATGAGCAGATAGCCGATCCTACATGTGCTTACCCGACAGGCGAGTATTTGTCGAGACTGGTCATAAAGTACAACGAAGATCGGGCGGAAAAGGAATACGAAGAACTGCCCAATACTACGGGCGAGGTGGATGCGTTCGAGATTTTCGGGATCTACAGAGAGAAAGAATTCGAGACGGCTCTCATAGATTCGGCAAGCGCACAAGTGCTGGCAACCAGAATGCTTGGTTATCTACAGACAATTCCTCCCGTCTTTACGGTGAAAACCAAAATCAATCCCATAGAGCAAGAGCTTATCGATAATGTTGCCGCGCGGATAAACCGCAAGGCTAAGACGTGGTTCGGCTTAATCAAGGGCGAGCTCGTGGGAGTCAAATACGATCTGGTCAATTTCGAGATTGTATCGACACTTCGATTTATCGAATCGATGGAGGAGGTCGGCCTTTATCCTGCGGGACATTGGGCACCCGATGCGGGCTGGACCTTTCCCGCATGGCTCGGCGGTGGAGATGCTTCTGCATGGGATAAAAATTGGACACAAGAGCAAAAGATATATGCCAAGACTCATTTTGGATACTGGATAGATGACGCCGGATATATCGATCCCACTGATCCAGAAAGTTACATGGGTAATACCTGGGGAGCAAACTAATATGGACAGAAAAGTAGTTGTAGGAACCGCAACCAAGGCGAGTGACCAGAACTACGGCATCAAGCTGACTGGCGATGCGAACTATGTCGGCCTGGATACGGATAAGTTCGATGAGATTTGGACTAATCCAGCGACGGTAGACCGCACGTACACGTTTCCGAATCCGGCGAGTAAAACGGGTCGCAAGATTCGATGCAGAAACATAGGGAATGGCACAAACAAGGTCACGTTGCTGCCGTTTGGGGCGACAAAGATCCTCGTCTACTCAGGCGACGAGAAGTGGGAGCTCGCGAGCTTCGAGCTTTTGCAGCAGGACGACTGGGCGGAGTTTATTTCCGATGGCACCGCCTGGGCCAAGTGCAACGTTCCGTACTGGCACAAGTTTGATGATCCGGCTACGGGAACTAAGGCAAGTAAATTATGGGCTGCTAATTGGGATGATTTTAGTGCGGGATTATCTGTTACTTTTTCTGAAGCCCCAATTGGCTCTTTAGCTGTTCGGTGCTCCATTACTAAAGACGCTACTACAATTGTCTATTATAGGAAATCAGGAGATAGCAATATTTCTAATACTCCACAAGCAAGTCAAGAATATTCTCACAGAATTGGAAGTGGGGGCACTGATACCAAATTACTTGTGTTTTGGCTTAGTTCTGGTCGTGCCGTTCAGATAACAATAAGTTCTGGTGCGATAACAATCTACGTGCCTTATCCTATAGGATATTTGCAATAGAGGTGCATGGTGAAATACAGACTGTTTGATGGTGGTTATGAATCCTTTCTGGATCATCGAGTACCAGAGGAATACAAAGACATCGTTGTTGACGTGTTGCCTCCTGAGTATCAGATAGAACCCGATACAACGCCCTCTATCCGTGATCAGAAAATAGACAGGCTCTTGGAGTCGATTGAGCAGGGAAAGACCCTCGCTCAAATCAAAAGCGAATTGGTGAAGGTGAAATAAATGCCTAATGGTATTCCTACATTTAACACAGCGAAAGAAGGCGTACAGGCCCTCTCTATCCAATTCTCTGAATTTGTCAGGACCAGGGAAGCGACGTGTCCTATAAAGCCTGAGATGGACAAGATGAAAGAAGAGATCATTCAGAAGATCGAGGCGGTCAATAACATACATCGAGAAGAGAAATACAAGGAACTGGTGGGCAAGCTGGAGAGCCAGGAGAAAGCCGCCGATTCACGAAAGGCATTCTGGCGGAAATTCTGGTCAGGCATCGGAGCTGCAGTAGTGATCTCGCTGATCCTAAACTATGCCATGCCAAAGATTATGGACGCTTTTGAGATAAAGACAGAAAAGGAGCAAGAAAAAGACAAGTAGTTTTCTGGGAGGGGAACTATGGACAAATATCTATCTGATTTAAACAAGCGAAACCATAACGCATTACGCAGCTACATCCGCCTAGTCAGCGATTATGACATCTACCGAGACCTGCC